ATAACTCCGAACGCCTATTTTCGGGCATTTTTCAAGCATTTGTTCGTTACCTGTGTTTTACACATAAAACCCCGTCTTGTTTCCCGTTGTTTTATTATATCATAACTGCTCGAATTGTACATGCTCCGATTCTCCGGAGAGGTAAAGGTCGCCGATTGTTCTGACCATCTTCTTTCCGTCTACAACATGAATCTCTTTCACATAATATGACTGTCCTCTGATAGCACGACCGCAGATGTTATCATTGCCCCACTCTGCCGAACGTCTGATATTGAGTGAGCCGTCACAAATAACCGTCACCCTCATTTTGCCCTGCGGAATGATGACCTTGTCCTCCTGCTGCTCCTCTGTTGCCTTGTCCGGCTCTGTATTCGCCCCATTTTCGCCGTTTTCCTGTTCGGTCGGTGGATTTGTCGCCTTATCCTCATTTGAGGCGTTCTCGTCGTCCTCTGCGTTCTCCTGCTGTGTTTCCTGCTCATTGTCTCCGGTTGCAAGTTCGCTCACATCGTCATTGACCGTTGTCATTTCCTTGAGCGTCTCTGCGTCTACTGTTCCGGTCTTGTTTCCGTCTGCATCGTATGTGTTGACACTGCCGTCCGGATTTGTCTGCAATGCCCCCTCCGGAACATCATCCGTGAGCGAACCGATGACTTTTCCGGTTTCATCCCAAACGACGAGACTCTCGTCCTTTGCTGCTGCCCTTAATGCTGCATCAAGTTTCTTGTACTCTTTGCAGTCCTCTTTCTTAAACTCCGTTCCTTTGCCTAAATAGTATAACATGATTATCCCTCCTATTTGCTCAAATATTTACTTGATGCATAACCGACGATATTCTTATAAACCACATACAACCATTTCACGCCGTTGTGGTCGTTATAATATCCATAGCACTGGACTTTCTCGTCGTGATTCATCACTGCAAGTATTGATTTTCCTGTTCCTGCTCCTGCACGGAGGTTCAATCCGGATGCAGTCACCTTGTACGTTCCTGCAAGGCTCTTGTTGAATCCGTGTGCGACATCCACCTTTGCATTGCTCTTGACCGTTGTTGTGTTGGATGCTCCCGCTCCGGATGACTTTGCTCCGTCCGTGAGGTTCGTTGCTGTGTGAGCATTATCATTCAACAGAATATCTCCCTTGAGCAAATACGCATCCGATGTCAGATATTTGCTATCTGTCAGCACCTCGAATCCCGCTGCCTTGAGTGCTGCTCGCAGGTTTCCGGTATAACATGCCGTACTCACCTTTTTCAGTGCGTCAATCCCCAGTCTGTAACCTGCACCCTTTACGATTGCAGCGACACCGGATGAACAGTCTGCCTCACATGCGACTGTAATCTGTGCAGGGTCATAGTTGGAATCTGCAAGGTTCGTCCAAAATGTACCCCTCTGTGACTGGTCATATCCTATGAGGTTGTTGTTTGCTGCTGCCTTTGCCATGCTTGCAATCATCGCTCTCACATCCGCATTCGGATGACGGAGAACGCATTTCCACGGTCTGTTATACCAATTTATTACCCGCCATTCTGTACCTGTCTGGTCTCCTGCTTTTCCTCCGGAATATCTTCCGTTTTCATCATGTCCGCAATTTGAAATCATTTGTTTTCCTCCTTGTCAAATTCTTCTGCTGTGAATCCGCATAATTCCGGATTCTTTTCTTGTATCTTGTCGTATAGCATCAAGCCTCCGACGATTAGAGGCGTACCCCACCACATCAACGCAGCGGGTATTGAAATAATGAATCCGGTCAACCTTGTAATGTATTTCCCGAATTTTGCCTCGTCTGTATTGTTGAAATCACAATCCTTATAGTCTCTCATTTCTTCTCGAACCTCTTTCTCTAAATCGAGAGAGATTTTCCAAAAGAACAAATTGACAGCCACCCACACGATGACCGCAACGATTGCATATATCAACATGATTGTTTGCATGTTTCCGGTTACGAAATCACATATCCTTTTCAACCGTCTCACCTGCCTCACCGCTCACAAGCGTCTGCATCGCCTTGTTGCTCTCAAGCATCTTTTTCATTCTCTCAAGTGCCTCGTCGACCATCATCGAAAAAGCCTCGAACGAAATCACTCTCGCAAGCCATGTGAATCGTGCGACGAACATATCATATACATATCGCAGTTTGATTTGACCTGTACCGCCTCCCAGTTCCTTTTCTGCCTTTGTGACTGCATAGAGCAGCCATTCTCTCACTTTGTTCAACTGTTTGTCTGACGGCATTTTCACGAAAACATATACTGCATATCCTCCCGCTGCACATACCGCAATCAGACCCACAATCACAAACCAATTCTCGACGATGTATTTCATCCTTGTACCTCCTCGTCATCCTGTTCCGGTTCGTCATTGTGTTGTATTTCTCCGTTTGACTTTGTTCCCTTGACCGTTTTCACGGACTTAATGAGTGCCATTGCACCGCCCTCAACCGAAAGAAATCTGAATACATTCTCAATCAGTGTCGACGGTTCTGAACCCATCCGTAAAAACACAAATATCATCACGACTGTAAAGATAAATGCTGCAAGAATCAAAGTGAATACAACACGTTTCATGAACAGACCGGACACCTTTTTGTCATGTCTCTCTTTTCGCTCTCTTATCCGATGCATTCTTTTCAGATGCCGGATTCTGATGCGTCGTTCCTGTTCTGTCATTCTCATGTATTGCCTCTTTTCTGTGATGTTGATTCTTGCCCGTTTCCTGCCCTCCTGTTATCGGTCGGAATGTTGTTCTCCGTCCAGTCTCTTGTGATAACTCTTGAGTGACTGTTCCACAATGACAACACGCTCTCTCAATGTTTTCATCTCCTCACGGTTCTCTCTCGATTCCCGTTTGATGTCTTTGAGGTCGTCTGCGATGTTCTCAAGTTTCACCATCACCATTGTGTCGGTTGTTGCTCTCTGTTCCGTCTCTTCCTGCGTGTCTTTCTTCTCATTTCTCTGCTTTGAGCAGATTCCGAAAAAGATTGCACATGCAACAGATACTCCGGAGAGCAACAGGGATATTTCAATCGTCAACGGCATTCTCCTTTCCGAACTCTGTCGCCTCGATGTCGTCGGTGTCGCAATATTTCCGCATGTGATATTCGAGAACATCCATCTCCCTGTCTGTCTCCTCTACCTCCTGCCGGAGTTCCGCTCTGACCGTCTCCTCGATTTTCGACTGTTCAATGATTGTTTGCTGTTTTTTCACGATTGCCGATAGATTTTCTGTCACATCGCACAATCGTGATATTATTTCAAGCGGACTCATTCTGTATCACCGCCGGAGAATTTTTCTCCTGTGATATATTCATATTCATCCGCTGAAATACTGCCCTTTGCGACACGCTCGGAAATCTGTTCCTTTGTGAGAGTGCCTTTTTTGTACATTCTTTTGAGACTTTCAACAAGTATTTTCATACTAAATCAACCCCTCCTCAATCAACTGCTGTGTGTATTCGTCAATGACCGCATCTTTCTGAAACTGTGTCACTGATTCGACAATTCCGGATGTGTTCTCCTCAACGACTGACTTCATGAGTGCCATGTTCTCATATTCCTTGACTGTCATTTCTTTCTCGTCGTACTGCCATTCGGTCACTGTCTGCATCTTTCCGTCGCTGCCCTCAACCTCTCTTGTCACCTGTTCGATGTTCTTACGCAGGTAAACCGTTGACGGCGACGATGTCCTGTCGACCTCCTCCGGCTTGTCCGGCTGTGTTCCTGTCACCTTTTTCCAGTCTGTCATGTTCGTTCTCCTTTCTGCTATGCTTTGAAACTATCCTCTTGAGTTTCTTAACATTGATTTTTGGTTTGATGTAATCAATGTAATAGTTGTATGTGTCCGTGTGTTTGAACAATCCCATATATGACAACATCACCGATGCGTTATACCATGAGATTTTATTCTGCTTTGAGATATGGTTTGCCTTGCGTCTCGCAGCCTCAATGTTTGATTTCCGGATGGTTGTCCGGTCATGGTGAAATTGAAATCCCATAAAATCAAGCATACGACCCTTTGTGACCTGCTTTCCGTCTTTATCAAGTACCGGATTCCCGCCTTTATCAAATACCGGATATTCAAATCTAAACACCTGCCAATCGCCTTTTATTTCAAGGTCGAGGTTGTCATTCAGATATGTTTCGATTGCTGCATGTATTTTGTGTAGTTTCTTTTTGCTCTTTCCCAGTATCACCATGTCGTCCATGTATCGCATGTAATGTTCTGCACGGAGTTCCTCTTTGATGTAGTGGTCGAGTGCTTTCAAGTAAAAATTGCCGAACCATTGTGATGTGAAATATCCCAACGGAACGCCTTTTCGCATCTCCTCAATAATTTCTTTCAGTTCATCAAACATCGCTCCTGTGATGCCGATTTCCTGCAATATCTCCAACGCTCCGGAGATGTCGTCAAATGCTATGCATCCGACAAGCGTTTTCGTCTGCTCTGCATCTATCTCAACACCTGCATCCGTCAAAATCTTTGCAACGAGTGCTATTTTGTCATGTTCAATCAGTATGCAGAGTAATCTATAAAACCGTTTATCTCGAATTACCTCTTTGAGTTTCCTTTTGAGGATTCTCCGGTTTATGGATTCAAAGAAATGGTGAACATCCATCTTGAGAACAAAGAATTTCTTTCCGTCGTAGGAATCAAGCCATTTTCTCATGTACTTCTTTCCGTAATGAACACCCCTGCCTGGAATGCTCCCGCATGAAAATTCATACAATCCATTCATCACAATCGGTTTGAACTGACCTATTGCACAATGATGAATAACCTGCTCATATTTGTAATGTGGTTTCAATATACGGCGTGTTTTCTTGCTGCTGCTCTCGTTGATGATGCTCGGTTTGTGATAGTCCGGAATGAACAACTCCTCTGTCAACATCTTTTTCAAGAGTTCTGTGTGTTCATCGAGGTTCTCTAATACCTCCCGCACATCATTCCTGTTCTTTTTCTTTTTGGATGCATTTATAAAGCACTGTTTTATGTAGTCGTCTTGCAACATTGGTTCATATAGGTTGTTGTAACTTCTCATATAGTATTTTCTTATCTCCTATCGGTTTTTGTGCGGATGCTTACTCAACCGACCCTATATCCGGAATGATTTTCGCCTTGTGGCGTGGGATATAGGCTGCATTTGATTAAACGCTCCGATATGAGAAGAAATTGGACGCACCGATGTTCCAGTTCGCATTGCCCGCAGAATTGTTCAAATTCAAGTAATCCGCACCGCAGTTCTCGCCATTGTTACAGTTACCGCCGACAAGGGCGACCGCAGGGAGCAGGAACACCGCCCGACACCGCACCCTATATCCCTATATTCATTTTTCTAAAAACGACCACACCGCCTAACGGCGGGAATAGCGGAGGCGTTCCCCCTCCGTTCCTCCCCCCTGCTGCTTACGCAGCGATAGGCTGTTCTAAGAAAACGGACGCACCGA